CAGCAGGTCTAGCGGGAGGATTACTACCAGCAGGTCTAGCGGGAGGATTACTACCAGCAGGTCTAGCGGGAGGATTACTACCAGCAGGTCTAGCGGGAGGATTACTACCAGCAGGTCTAGCGGGAGGATTACTACCAGCAGGTCTACCAGCAAGTCCTGTTGGAAACCTATTTCTAGATGCGTCAGCTTTCGTAGCTGCTTGTCTTTGAAGATATTCACCAGTTGTAGAGACTCTTCTATTTGCTTCAACACCACCAATTCCTTGACGCATTAATTCTCGAACTCTTGCATTACCACCACCAGCATCGAATGCAGTCATTACTCTTGGTTGTGGTCTTGCTGCTTGTGCAGGTTTTCCACCCATCTGCGTTGATGTCGGAATTTCACTCAAATATGCTTCATCAAGTTGCTCTGGAGCATAAACTTCAGAATATGCTTCCATCAAATCCCTAAGTTGCTTGGTATCCATTAGAAAATCGTTATATTCTTCTAAGGATATTTATAAAAAAAACCCTTGCGGGTCTTGACAGTTATTCAACTACTTGACTAATTGCGTCGTCAAGGTCAGTAATGACTTCACGAATTTCAAAGACACGCTCTGGAACAGAAGGTCCAGTAGTATATCCTTTCTGTGCATCAAACAAAACTTGACGGACTGCTGCTGCAGCACGGACAGACATTTCTACGCTTACTTTACTCACAGGTCTCCCTCCACACGATTTTCAGAACGATATACATCAAATGCCCCTTCAGGATAACGAGCACTCAGTTTCTCATAGTTCATTTCCATAATCTCATGGAAGTTGGTATCAAGTGCCATACACGCTTGTGCGATATACCAGCAGATATCTCCAAGTTCACGCTTCATATGAAAGACATTTTCTTCAGTATAAGCTTTACCTTGAAGGATAATCTTTTTCACAACTTCAGTGAACTCACCTGCTTCAGCACTAATACCAAGAGCAGCAGTCAGAAGACGAGGAACATCAGCATCATTTGCTGCTTCAAGTTCGGTCATACGCGACAGAAGTTGTGCGAAGTCGCTACTAGCAGGACTTGTAGTTTGGCGAACAAACTCAATATACTTATTGCTATCAATAACTTTATTTTCAGTCATCAAAATTTAAATCCCTCAAATGATTTCTTAGGTTTCTTTTCTTCATAATCATACTCTTCATCTTTTCCATTGTCAAGGATATCTTGTTGAGCAGATTGTTCGCAGTCGTAAAGACGCATCTTAGCCCTATCAATACCAATCACGAAACGCTTATGAATGGTAGGGTCATTATATCGGTTCTTAAGTTGCTTGACCAAAATTTGACCAAGACCTTCAAGTTCTTCTGTAGAAATAAGGGCAAACATAAGGTCAGCAGTAGCAGGCAGACCAAAACTTTCAGAAGTATCAGTAAGTTCCACATCAGAAGATCCATATCCAGAACGAGTTGTCTGAGTAGCACTTACAATAGGAACATTAAACTCCACGGCAAGTCCACGAAGTTCTTCTGCGATTGACTTCACAAAGGTATAAGAGTTGATATTGCTACCACCACGATACCTTGAAGAAGCACAGATGTTTAGATAATCAATAAAGATAATATCTGGACGGAATGATTTCTTCAATGCAAGTTCATTTAGAAGTGCTTTAAAGTGTCCTGAGTGGGCGGACGCAGTAGGATACTCTTTAATAATCAGTTGTCCTTGAGTTTTCTTAGCAAGATTTGTAACCTTACTTTCAAACATCTGTTTTGGAAGTTCTCCAATATCTTGGATGGGAACGTTTAAAAGGTTTGCGTCAATTCTTTCAGCAATTCGTTCCTCCGCCATTTCAAGAGTGATGTAGAGAACGTTCCTGCCTTGCAATAAGACGGAAGAAGCAACATGGCACATAAAGAGACTTTTGCCGACACCCGTACCAGCAAGAGCGATATTGAGAGTCTTATTAGGTAAACCACCTTTTGTGATTTTGTTAAAGTATTCAAGATCAAATTCAATCTTCTCTTCCTTTCTATGGTAGGATTCATAACGTTCTTCGTAATCTAACAGATAATCGTGTCCAATGTGAGTATCAAAAGATACTGCTAGAGCATCAGAAAGAATGCTAGGAATAGCATCACGATTCTTCTTATCATCATTACCATCAGCAATATGAATTGACTCCATAAGTGCAAGGTAAATAGCACGATCACGACACCACTTTTCAGTAGTATCAACTAACCAATTAAACTCTGCCGCCTCATCATCCAGATAACTAATCATCTGAGTGATTTCTTTGAAAGAAGTATCATTAATGTCTTGACGCTTTTCTACTTCAATACAAAGAACTTCTTTTGTCGCTGGTTGGTTATATTCCTGAACAAATTTTAAAATTTCTTCAAATACTATCTTTTGATTTGTATCCTCAAAGTATTCCGATTTAATAAATGGAATAACTTTGCGAACATATGCTTCATTATGAAGAAGATTACGAAGAATCAGAATTTCAACTTTGTCCATGGGGCATATCAAATACAAATGTTATTCGGGTCTCATCACCGATATTAACGGTTCCATGAGGTAATTTATTATTAAACCAAAGAAGAGTTCCTGGTTCAACAATAGTAGTATCAGTTCCGCAAAAATACTGATAAGTTCCTAAAATAGAAAGATGATATCTATCTCTGGTTTGATAATAAGTTCCTTCATCAATATGTGCTCCAACAATCTCATCAACAGGAAGAGAAAGAAATCCGCAGCGATGTAATTCTCTATTACCAAACTCTTTACGAATAATCTTCCTTATTTCACTATGATGTTGATATGCTGGAGTTTTGATATTGATTTCAGAATCACCAACAAAATCTTCCTTTTTCTTGACACCACCCATTATAAGTTGAAGAGCACTTACTGGCAAGTCAACAAATCCCCTATCAACCAATGATTCAGAATTTTTGAGATGTTTTTGATGATCCCAATCCTGTGGATATTTTTTAAGTTGCTCTACAACTTTTTTTACATTTATTCCAGTCTTCAGAATCTTTATCACGAACCGTAACTGAACTCCTGCTTAGCAATCTCATCAAGTTGTTGCATTACTTCTTGAGTGAAATATACTTCAGGTTCCTTGAGAATTTGTTTGGCATAAATCTTTTTACCATCAATCTCATAACGTCCTGCGACATTCTTCCAGAGACCGCCAATCTCACCAAGTTCAAGAAGACCATAATAACGATCAAGTCCACGCTCGTCATAATAAAGACGAACTTCAACTTGTTTATTCTCCTTACTCAAACGCGATTTAGCAGTCTTAGCTTTGATAATATTGCCGACCACTTCTGTTCCATCTTTTTCTTTCTTTTTGCTGAGATAGATGATCGTACTTGCTGCGTACTTGAGTCCAGAACCTCCGCCCATTTCTTTTGTTGGTACATAAGCTCCGATGACATCGTATGTATGATTTGTGACAATGAGCGGTACATTTGCCTGTCCTAGTTTAAGTGTGAGCATTCGGAAAGCACCTTTAATAAGTTGGGATTTGGTCATATCCCTCACTTCTTTTTCATTCAGTGCATCATTGATTTCTTTACTTGTAGATAGCATTCCCAAAGAATCCAACACAAACATACAAGGTTTGCGTTCTTCTACTGGTGACTTTAGGTATATATCTACGGCTTTGAGTGCTTTTGTACGGAACTCCTCAATAGTAACAACATTGACAACAACCAAACGAGTAGTATCAATTCCACGAGATTCAATCAGTGATTTAGTAATAGCAGCCTCAGTGTCAAAGTAGAGGCAATAACCATCGGGGTTAGTATCAAGAAAATTCTTAACCACAGCGAGAGAAAAGAAAGTCTTTCCAGTAGAAGACTCTCCAGCAATAGCAGTAATCTTATTCCCAGATACACCACCAAATACGCTACCTGAAACCAGTGCATTAAAAATGTACGAACCTGTGTCAACATAAGTTTCAGTCTCATCAATGTCTGATGCTAATTTGGTGAAGTCATCACCAATCTCTTTTACAATATCTTTAAGAAAATCCATCACGCTACCATCCCGTATTGTTCACGAAGTATTTTTTTATAAGGTAAACCCTGTTCTTTGAGTTCTTTTACCAGTTTTAATTTTTGATAAAGTGCTACATCACCGCCAAGATGCATAGCACTAATAATAGTATTCAGTTCTTCGTCATTAATAGGCAAGTCCATCAAGCAAAAAATGATTCAAGGTTTACAGTTTTTTCTACAGACCACCCAATCGCATCAAGGATAATCTTGAGTGGCTCTAGAAATGCTTTCTCAAATTGTAGTTCATAGTCTATGTATTTGTCAAGATTAAGTTCCTTTGGAAACTCTTGAATAAAGGAAATAATATTCTCATGAATAGTATTTGGTTTCTTCAGATAAATGAACTTAATCTTCTCTCCATTTTGAATAAGAGAGTATTTGTTTGTTAGTTTGTTCTGTTTAATATAATGATTAAACAGAAGTGCTCCACGAACATGGATAGGGGTTCCTTTTATATAAATGTCCGATGAAGATTGATACTTTTGAACATCAGAAGCAGAGCGTGGAAATGAGATTTGTTCTGGAGGTAGTTTTCTAAACTCATTTCTAGCATTTTCAATAAAGTCAATCACTTCATCCTCAGTTCCACTCATCATAAGTTTAAGTGCATCCTTAATCATCTTGCGGCAAGGAGCAGGAGTAGAAGATTTGACTGCTTCAATGCCCATCATCTTCAGTTTAGGTTCCTCATATCGGACACCTTCGCTATCCCATACATTAAGAATATAACGCTTCTTAGCAGTCCAGATGCCACGGTCAGCAATATTCTCTCGCTTCATCTGCATCTTCTGGTCATATGCATTCACATACTCAGCCAGTTCTTGGTAAGAACTTTCAATATACTTTTCAAGTTCCAGCGAAGCGACCTTATCAAGGAACGCGACAATGCTTTCAGTAGTTTTCTCTCTTCCTTTGTATACAGTTTCAACCAAAGGACCCATATTAAGATAAATGGAATCAGTATCTGAAGCAATAACATAATCAACATCCTGAGTTTTAAGAACCTTATTCATATAAGAATTCATTTTACCTTCAATCCATCGGATAGACACCTGACCGCTGAGAGTAATTGCCTCCGCATTCTCAAGTTTGTAATACCTAAAGTATTGATTACCGATGGCACCATAAGCAGAGTTAAGAGAAATCTTCTTTGCCATCTGAATATTATTACAGCGAGCAATCTCTTTTACAAGTTCTTTGTTCTTTGTCTTTTCATATTGTTTCTTTGCCTCAATCATCTTCTTCTTAAAGATGACACGATCTTGATACATTTTCTCCATCAGTTCAGGAAGAAATCCACGAATGTCTTTACGGAACATTGCTCCGTTTGCACAAACAGCATAGTCTTTATACATCTCAAAAGTAAGATTCTTATTCAAAATCTTTTCTACATTAACTGAGGGATGTTTTTCATCCACAAGAGTTTCTGGAGAAATATTGTATTGCATAATCAAATGCGGATACAGAGAATTAAGGTCAAAGTTTACAACCCAATCATACTTACCTGGAATCGGTTCTTTTACATAGGCACCAGCATACTTTTCATTCTTCTGAGATTTATTCTTTGGAGGAATAACAATATTACGCTTCTTGAGATAGTTGTAGATAATATTATCCCACATGCGAACCTGATAGAACACATCAACATAGTTCACTTTAGCGTCATATGCCATCGTCAGAGCAAGCTCAATCAGTTTCATCTTGTCTTCCAAACGGTCAACAAGTTCCACGTCAACGATGTTATACTCAATAAACTTTTGCCAACCTTGAGTGTAGAAGTCTTTGAATGTATCAAACTCAGAGTGGTCCAGTTTCTTCTGTCCAAGTTCTACTTCAGCAATATAATCCAGACGATATGATTCCTGTGCTTTGTAAGTGAACTTCTTATAAAGATCAAGATAATCAAGTTGAGTCAATCCACCAACATCAAATGTTGTGTGCTTACGCCCTTGAATATAAGTCTCACCTTCCGTTACAAGTCCCCAGTTAGAGAAACGCTTCATGATTTTCTCACCAAGAACGCGATTCAGACGCTTACAAATATAAGGAATATCATACAACTGAATGTTCCATCCAGTCACAACATCGGGAACGTCAACCATCCAATAGTTGATGAAGTGATTCAATAACTCATACTCACTTGGACAGTGATGATAAGTTACATTACTTTGCTTGTTGTTAAATGGTTTAACACCCCAAGTAGTAATCTCTTTAGTTGTATAATCCTGAATTGTAATCGCAAGGATTTCTTCAGAGCAAGACTCCACATCAGGGAATCCTTCCTCCGAAGCAACCTCAATATCTAGGGTTACAAGTTTAATTTTACTGATATCAAACTTGATTTCATCTTCAGGATATTTCTCAGAAATATACTGACAAATATATCTGTCGTTACCAAATATTTCAAATCCAGCAACTTCATCATATTTCTTGTAGAACTCACGACAATCCCTTACAGTTCCGGGATTGATGGGTTCTACTGCTTCGCCACTTAATGTTCTATACTTGGAATCTTTTTTTGTCTTTACAAAAAGAGTTGGAAAAAACTCATCTCTTGTTTCAAATCTCTTACCATTCTCTACTCCACGAACCAAAAACTGATTTCCAATCAACTGAACATTAGTGTAAAATCTCATTCCTTAATCAAGTCCTCATATTTTTCAAGTAGAGTTGGGGTCGGATCAGCAAGTGTCAAAATCTTATCCGAACTCATCATAAAAGTTTTTTCCTTTGTATATCCACAAAGAAATGGTTCTAAAGTTTGGTCACTTCTGACCACAAATGGATTGACTAATTTACAATCAGGTTCTCCAATGTCAGCACCAACTTCTTCAATCTGACTTATCAGAATCAGATTGTTCATCAGTGCCAGAATTTTCGTTAGTTTCTTTTCCATGATTCATTACATCTTTTACATACATTTCTTTTAGTTTAACTGTTGGTTCTACCATTGTCACCAACCAGTCTGCTGGAACAGGAATTCTTTCATCAGCAGAAAGAGGAAGCCATGGATATAGAGAAACTTCAAAACCTGTTTTTTTCTCTGTTTCACCTTCTTCAACTAAACTAGGATTACGCATCCTAATCAAGCACGGTTTGTCCAAGTAATATCCAACTACCCTTTGATTCTCCTCCTCACCATAAACCATTTCGGTGACATCAGAAATCAAGTCTTCACCTGACTTAAGAAGCATTAATTTAATCGTCATAACACACTGCGACCTCCAGTTATTTTAGCAAGAAAAAAAGGAGGAGTCAACCTGGATTTTGCCAGGTGCTCCTCGCGCCGACGATATTCAATTCTATTTAGAGATAGTCCTTACGTGCGTGATGTTCCGGAACTATTTTCCCAAGTACGATCCGTAGAAGTCCGTCTTCGAATACAACTTCCCTAACTTCTGTGTCGTCGGATAAAGTCCACGCTCGTTTAAAACTTCTGCTAGCCACTCCCTTGTGGATAAACGTCCGTTCCGACTCTGTATCTTCTTTTTGTCCTTCGACAAAAAGTTTTCCATACTCTGTGAAAACATAAACCTCTCCTTTCTTAAATCCCGCTAATGCAATTTCCAAGTGAGATTCCACATTATTTATTTGCACCAAGTTATATGGAGGGTAGTTTGTTGTAGTTTCATGAAGGTTAAACAGACGATCAAAGTACTCGTCCATTCCAATGCTGTTTTTTGTAATCTTATCCATTAAAGCAGGAAGATCCGCAGCACTATATCTTGCGATGTTCATTGTGGTAGCTCCTTAAAAAAGCGAGTTTGTTTTGTGTGGACCCTTACGGCATCCACTACTAATTATACAAGATACAAAAAAAGAGGAGGGGTAAAAACCCAACCTCTTTTTAGGGTGTTCCGACTTTTGTAGAGTGCCGCACGAATGGCACAGGATTATTTATTCTGCTTCTTGAGTTTTTCCTTTCTTACCAATATTATACTTCTGTTCCAAAATCCAGTCACCTTTGTCCTTGTAAGCAAGAACTTTGATTTGATTGAGTGGTGCGATATCGGTTACAGCATCTTCCTTAACGACCGTAATTAGTCCCCAATCTGCAAGAAGACGAACAATACGATTACGTCTCTGAACATCATTCACGGTTAGGTTAGCATGTTTGCCATCAAG